GTCTCTTGCCGGCTACCGCTTCAAGTATGCGGTTTGCTACGGTTACAAGGGATTAAGTATACTTAGAGGACTTACTCTTCTGCCTCGTTCCTTACGGAAGCATGCAACTTGGCTAGCCCGAGACGGACCTGCTTTCCGAGTTTTTTTTCTGCTTCCGACTTGTAAAACCTTTTCAACAAAGTTCTCCAAGCGGGAAGTTTCTGTTTTTCAAACTTTATTTCCATTCTTTTGTTTTTTAGTCTTTCTTGCCTGACAAAGTCAGACAAGTCTTCTTTAATTTCTTCATCCATTTTTATTGGTCTGAGGCGCCAGTCGTCCAGAGTTTCGCTAACCCTAGACGGGACGGTGAGTGCCGTAAGGCCCTCCTTGAACTTCCACACCTCTCTTTCGAAGTATTTACGCAGCACAGAGTCGCTTGGCATGTCCATGTCGGCAAGCTGGATCCCCTTCTCGGTCCACTCTGGAAGCCCCACATATGGCTCTCTGATTGCTTTCATTACTTCTTCAACCTTGTCATTTGGCACAAGGTAACGGCTAGACGTCCTCTTGTCTTCCGCGAGCTGAAGAATTTTATCCTCATCCCACCACGCAGCTGGTCTCACAACACGTTTGCCTTGCTTCAGGTCTTTCCACCATTTCTTCACATCGTCTAGAACGAAACGACAGCTCGTTCCCAACCCCCCCATGGAGGGAGGAAGGTGAGTCTTAAGTCGTTTTTCGATCAGCTTTCTCAGAGCTGCGCTCTCAAACAATGGAGACCTGGCGTACTCTTCCCAAGACTCTTCCGCAAATGCTGTCCTGCCATCCGTGATGCCGATAAGCAAGGAGGGTCTTAAAATACCCACATGTTTAAACTCCGATCCCCAGCGAGGCTCTTCCCTCCACCAGAGCTCAGAATTAACGGTGAAGGCCCACTTTGAGAGTAGGCTCTTTCCTGGACTGACGATCCCCCAGATGCTAGCAACCCCTCGTTGCCACCCAGCGCCACCATCATCAGTCCCGAAGACGATATCGTCACCGTTAATTCCAACAGGCTCATCACTTAGAGCCCTCAAGAGTTTATTCCCCTCTTTTTTTTCTGTTTTTAAGTCGAAATCTGTTCCTACAGCCCAGGCGGTCAGTGAAACGAGACAAAGTATAGGAAATGACAAACAACTGCCCATCAGCTGGCCCCTTGTCTGCTGTCGAAAGTCTCCCTTAGCCACCTTCAGTGAGCTCCGGGTGGTGAAACTTTTCATTTCCTCACACTCTCCCTCAGAGAGGCCAAACAATCTCGCTACATGTTCAATACAGATATCGGCAAGAGCACCGTTAAAAGTATCGGTGGCGCTCTGCAAGTCGCCACTGCACACATCGCTGTAATCATTCAGCCTCCCTCCCTGGTCGTCCCACCACTCTTGGACACTCCTCCCTGCAATCGCCCACTTCTGGCGGCGGATCCTCCCAAACATGTACGCATTGAACCGTGCGTAAATCATGTTCTCGTAAGAGTCAAGGGTGATCACTCGGATTTTACCGCCAGAAAGGATTGCCTTAGGGATTACCCAGGGCTTCCCCACCGCCTTTGAAAGGCCGTAGAATAGATTTCTTTTTATTTTCCCCTCAACGCAAGCAGCGCTCTGCGTAGGCACTTGGGCCTGTTTGTTCTTGAGGAACGAATCTCGACTGCGTGTTGTAAACAGGGCCCTCACGAGCTTACTCATGAAAGCCTTGCTCCGGTTCTCCAT